GATCCGTCGGCTGGAGGATTGCGACACGTTCAGCGCTCTCGAACTGATCGCCAAGTTCCAGAAAGGCAACCAGCCGATCGTCGACCTGCGGCGGTTGGTGGAGGATCGGTTGGCCGGCGCGGTCGAGGTGTGGAGCGACCCTGGCAAGCTCGTGCCGCTGCCCGACGAGTTCATCGCGGTGCGCGCGGACCATAAGCGGAGCGACCTGCCGGCGTACTTCCGCGAGCGCGGGATCGGTCCGAAGAAGGCCCTCCGTCACGGCATCGGGTGGTGCGAGTCGGGGTACTTCAAGAACCGCCTGGTCGTTCCGGTGACGCGCGGCGAGGACGTCGCGTTCTTCGTGGCTCGCTACATGAAGCAGCTCCCGCCGCTCTGCAAGGCGGTCGACTTGCCCTGCAACAGGTGCGGCGGGACCGACGCGCACAAGCGCCTGAAGAAGACCCTCTACCCCAAGGGCGCCAGGCCAGGCCACCACCTGTACAACTTCGACCGCGCGCGCCACTGCGACACCATCCGGATCGTCGAGGGCGTGCTCGATGCCGTCCATATCGGAGCCACGGCAGTGGCCACGTTCGGCACCTCGTTGTCTCAGTACCAGCTGGAGCTCCTGATGAAGACGGCTGCCAAGGAGATCGTGATCATCTGGGACCGTGATCCCGGAGCGAAGCCTGGGAAGAGCGGCTACGAGAAGGCACAGGCGCTCGCGGACCGGCTCGCGGACCTGTGGCGCGTGCGCGTGGTGAAGCTGCCGGACTCCAGGGACCCAGACGAGCACACCATGGAGGCGCTCCTCGACATGGAGCGGGACACGCCGGTGCTCGACGCCTTCGGAGCGCGCAGGTCGTACGTGGTCAGCCGGTTGGAGAAGAAGAGGACCCGGCACAATGGCGTGGCCGACGAGCTTGACTGGTAGTTCATGTTGACATTGTCATCTCATATGGTACCGTCGCCGCTCCACTTGCCAGTGTTTCGGCGCGCCTGATAGGAGACAGCGGTGAAGAAAGAGTCAAAGAGCAACAAGAAGTCCAAGTTGAAGCCGAAGTCGGCCAAGACGAAGGTCAAGTCGAAGAACAAGACCAAACGGAACCCTATAGACGAGATGCTCGACGCGATGGCCGTCGCTCCGTCGCCTAAGGTTTCCAAGAGGTCAGAGGAAGAGATCATGGACCGCCCGACCCTAATCGGCATCGCTCGCCTGCTTAAGGGAGCCGGTTCCGACGTGAAGGCTCTCAAGAGCGACGACGACGCGACGCTGCAGCGGAAGGTCAACGAAGCGATCCAGCAGCTGCCGCCGGCCGAAGTCGTCAAGCAGCTGGAGGCTCTCGACCCAGAGAAGCTCGTCAACACACTGAAGCTCGACTGCCTCGGGATCTTCGTGGACTTCAGCGATGTCTCGTGCGTCCGGTGCGTAGATGCCAAGTCCTGCGTCGCTAAATTCATCTCCAATGTCCAGGGCGGGTTCGCTCACCTCAAGGGAGCCGCTCCCAGCGCCGAGGCCACCAAGGCGAAAGTCGAGCCTGTCAAGGCTGGGATCGTCCCGGTCACCCGTTACGAGAAGAATCGGCTCGTGTTCGTCCGGGACGTGGATAACCCGAACCCGAAGGGTGACGACTACCACGACACGTTCAACAGCATCCTCGCCGAGCAGCCAGAGACGCTGGAACAACTTCGCGATCTCGTGGAGGAGGATTTCGACTTCGACGGTGACGGCGACTTCATGAAGTTCGTCACCGCGATCAGGGATCCCGGCGAAGGGATCATCAAGCTCGACGTCGACCTCACCGACAAAGACAAGGTCGCGCTGCGCGCGGCCGGCTACGACGTGTGACCGAGGTATACGATCACCTGATCGACGACTGGGATTCTTGGACCGGGATCCTGAATGAGTCACAGGCTAAATCGCTTGTGAAGACATTGGCGAGACGGTCATTCAATCAACAGGAGACAGAAGAAATGGCGAAGAGCAACTACAACGTGACCGCACCTGCCACAATCGTAGCGGTGGTGGAGGCAGCCGATGCCGACGCCGCGGCAGAGAAGTTCAGAGCACTGGCGAAGGCTGTGTTCGGTAACATGTTCGGTGTGATCAGCATCGTCGGAGACCCCAAGGTTTCCGTAGTGTCGACTGGCAAGTCCAAAGCCAAGGACGAGCCGGAGGATGAAGAGGACGAGCCGGAAGAGGATGAGGAAGAAGAGAAGCCAACCAAGAAGTCCAAGGTCAAGGACGACGAGGACGATAAGCCTACCAAGAAGTCCAAGGTCAAGGACGAGGACGAGGACGAGCCGGAGGAGGAGGAAGAAGAAGACGAGCCGGAGGAGGAAGACGAGCCGGAGGAGGAAGAGGAGAAGCCGACCAAGAAGTCGGTCAAGTCGGACAAGTCCGACGACGGCAAGAAGAAAATCAAGATTAAACTGAAGGGTTAAAACGACGAACCATGGGTGACAGACCGCCAGCGCAGTTCGCGGAGACGCCTAAGCAAGCTAGGCGTTTCATGGACGAGCTCTACAAGGAAGCCTACCTGGAAGGGAAGGTGACCGCGGTCGACACCGAGTTCGTCCCCGTCACGCACGAGCCGGTCCTGATGTCATACTCGTGGGGACGTGGGATCCGTCGCGTCGTGCGCGCGGAGCTGGTCAAGGAGCACTTCGGGGACTGGCTGGTCGACCCGGAGACCAAGCTCGCGTACCAGAACTACAAGGAGGACGTGGAGACGATGGGTGCGCTCGGCCTGCCGGAGGCCGAGCTCGCCCGCAGCTTCTACGTCGACGTCATGGTGGTCGGGGTCCTCCGCGACGAAACGCTGGTCAAGCACGGCCTCAAGGCGCAGATGCACCACTTCCTGAAGTGGTTCCGCCACGAGTACAAGCAGATCTTCGCGTACATCCCCACAGGCAAGAAGAAGCCGATCGTGATGAACCCACGGCAGGTCATGGACGACCTGCCGCCGGACGCGCTCGTCGGCGCGCTAACGAAGTGGGGAGGCGCGAAGGGCGTCCACGGGACCGGAGAGCGCACGCCCGACGAATGGCGTCGGGTCATGATCGACTACGCCGGCGACGACGCCGAGGGCACGCAGCTCCTTGCGATCGACCACCGGCGGGACCAGAAAGCGACTGGCTATTGGGACAGGTACGTCAGCGTCGACCGCCCGTTCACGATCACTCTGATGCAGTGTGAGGAATCGGGTGTGCTGGTCGACCAGCCGGTCCTGCGCAAGATCCTCCGCAAGCAGGACATCCGCATCATGCGGGCGCAGCGTTGCTTCCGCGCCGCGGCCGGCAACCCGAAGCTCAACCTGCGATCCGGGCCGCAGATGAAGAAGCTGCTGTTCGACGAGTGGGGCTGGCCGGAGCACCCGACGGTCGAGACCGACAGCGGCGGCGTCTCGATGGACAAGGAGGTCCTCCACTGGTGGCTGGAGAAGCACAAGCTCCAGATGGCCGAGGTCAAGCTCGCGTTCAACAACGCCTCCACGATGAAGGGGACGTTCCTGGAAGGGATCCTCAGCGGCGTGAGCGACGACGGTCGGCTGCGCTCGGATCTCAACCAAATAGGCGCGAAAACGAGCGGGAGAATTTCTTCTAGGAAGTTCGACAAGTTGATCGATCGCAGCAAGGTCCTCAAGAACGGCGAGACCAAGTTCTGGGTCGAGTCGAAGAAGGTCGGAGCCAACCTCCAGAACATCCCGGCTCGGAAGGAGAAGGACCCGGACGGCATCCGCGGCGCCTTCCGCGCGCCACGGGTCGGCGAGGTGAACGCGTGGGGCAAAAAGGCGACCGAGAAGCACAAGCTGCTCGTCGCCGACTACTCAGGCTTCCACCTGGTGCTCGTCATCCATTTCGTCTCGAAGCTGACCGACCAGTCCGCGATGCTCGAGATCATGCGGAAGTACAAGACCCCGTCCGCGGTGCACGTGTACACGTGCATCCAGATGTTCAAGCACGCGGCCCCGCATCGCTGCGACCCGTACGCGTGCAAGGACAAGAAGACCGGCGAGTGGAAGAAGCACCACGGCGAGAACAAGAGCTTCTCGCTCAAAGAGTTCACGATGACCGACTGGCAGCTGGTGAAGCCTCTCTTCCCGGACCAGTACACGTACTCGAAAAACACTAACTTCGCGCTGATCTTCCTGGGTTCCGCGTGGACCCTAGCCTACAACACCGGACGCGACGCGAACGACGAGGATCAGCTCAACGAGTGCAAGCGGCACTTCGACGACTGGTACGAGCTCTACCCCGAGATCAGGACCTACCAGAACCACTTCATCGACCACGGCTACCAGCACGGCTGGGTGCCGACCCTAGGCGGGCGACGTGGGCACGTGCGGAAGATGCTCGAGGGCTGCGACCGCGACGGGCGGTACATCCAGGACGAAGAGAAGCGGAAGAAGATGATCAAGCACGGGGAGCGCGTGTGCACGAACACGCCGGCTCAAGGATCGGAAGCCGACATCGTCAAGATGGCGCTCAACCTGATCCGTCAGAGCGAGAAGCTGATCGAGCTCGAGGTCGCACCGTTGTTCCCGGTCCACGACGAGGTCGTTTGCGAGGGACCAGAGCGGACGTCAGTCGAAGGGCTAGCCGAGCAGATCCGCTTGATGAAGGAGCCTTACAAGGACATCATGGGTGTCGAGTTGGCGGTCGAGGGTGGGATCGGAGACGACTGGATTTCTTCGAAGCCGTGACGTAATCAACGAGAAGAGGACCAAGAGGTTATGAGCAAAGACGATTCACGGCCGGACGAGTGGTTATGCGCTGCGATCTCTGTAGGAGACGCGGACAAGGCATTTAGGATCGTCTCGATCGAGAACGTTCACGTCCGCGATCTCCCCGTTGCAATCGTCCGCGTCCTCCGCAAGGAGACCGGCGCGGTATGGAAGTTCCAGTGCTCGGTGGAGCGAGAAGGCGTCAAGTGACGTTCTGGGAGCGTCGCGAGGTCGGGCCGATCAGCGCGATCCACCCGATGACAAAGAAGGTCATCAAGGTGTATCCGCAGAGGGACGCCCGCATCGGCACCGATCTATCCGCCGAGCTGCGCCGCTTGCCGGGGCTCCTGAGCTGGTGGCTCGCCCTCCGCGATGAGGCCGAGAAGCACGTGAAGGAGATGCGTCACGAAGAGCACAACGTCGACGAGGACCTCTACGAGGAGTACCGCGGCAAGGCGGTGAAGGCCGCCACCGAGACCTCGATCAAGATGGCGGTCAAGCGGGACCCTCGGATGCGGAAGGCGTTTCGCGCGCGGATGGACGCCGAGGACATGCACCGGCGCTTGAAGAGCGCGGTCGAGGCGGTGCTCGAGAAGCGATGGAGCCTGCAAGCGTTGGTGAAGAACGCGGCGTTGGAGCGCGGGACCAAGGACCACGCGTGACGAGATGGTCGACTTCGCCAAGTGGAGGAAGTGCCTCGCCGGACAGCTTTCCGGGACGAGATCGATCAGCAGCTAGCATTCAATTTCAAGCTTGAACCAAAACCTGAACCAAAGAGACGAAACATGAAGAGCAACAAGTCGAGCAAGAAGACGGACAACGACGACAACGACGACTTGGAGGGCTTGAAGGAAGCCTTCAAGAAGCACAAAGAGCGCCAGAAGGGCGGCTCAAATTCTAACGACTGGGACAAGATCGAGAACGGGAAGAACATCCGCTACTTCTTGCCGATCGCCGGTCAGCGAAAGTACTACACGGAGGGCTGGACGCACTTCAACGTCGGCCCCAACGAGCGAGCTCTCCGCTGCATCGACGAGGCGCACATCGACGTCGATCGTAATCTCCCGATGTCCGGCACGAAGTGCCCGCGCTGCAAGCGGTTCCTCCGCGAGCAGGCCCGCATCAACAGCGAGTACCAGAAGGGTGACGCGGACGGGCAGGAAGAGTGGAAGCGTGCCAAGGACAAGTTCGTCCCGAGGCACCAGTTCTACAGCAACACCCTCAGGAAGGACGACGAGGGAGACTTCGAGGTCAAGATCACCGCCTACGGACCTCAGGTCTGGGGTCAGCTGATGAACTACTACGTCGGCGACGACACCGACGTCGGCGACTTCACCAACCCGAAGTCCGGCAAGTGGTTGAACATCAAGAAGGAGGCCAAGGGTGGCAAGAACAGGCGAAACGTCGAGTACAAGGTGTTCCCGGTCGAGGGTCCCGACATCTACCCGGCGTGGAAGTCCATCAAGGAAGCGCTCCACGACCTCGACCAGGCGCCCGGCAAGATCCTGAGCCTGGATGAGTTCGTCGCGATCGAGAAGGGCACCGACGTCAGCCGGGACGCCGGCGACGATTCCAGTGATGGTGAGCGACGCCGCAGCAAGCCTCGCGATGACGACGATGGCGGCTCCGAAGACGAGAACGCGGATATCGACGAGGACGACCGCCCTGTCTCCAAGAAGAAGTCCAGCCTCTCCCAGCGCCGCCGGGACGACTGAGGCGCGCCATGCCGAAGGCCAAGCAAGCCACCCGGGCAGAATCCCTGCACACCCTCCGCACAGGCCACAGCGAGGCCGCGCGCGCCAAGGGTGCGCCTCTCGTCACCAGCGCCGCCAGCAACAAGAAGTTCGCCGCGCTGAACGTCTCCCTGAGCAAGAAGTACAAGGGCGAGGTGTTCGCCACGATCGCGAACGGCAAGCGGTCGGCCAACATCAGCGTGATCAAGAGCGGATGGAGCGAGCTCGACGACCTCGTAACTGGCGAGACCGACGCCGAGTGCAGGACGATCGTCGGGACCGGGCTCGGGTGGCCGCGCGGCCGGATCATCGAGATCTACGGCGACGAGGGGATGGGTAAGACGACGTTGGCCCTCCACGTCATCGCCGCGTTCCAGCGGGCCGGAGAGCGCTGCGGGTTCGTGGACGCCGAGCACGCGCTCGACGTGCGCTACGCGTCCAAGCTCGGCGTCGACCTGACCACCCTGATCCTCCAGCAGCCCGACCGAGGCGGAGAGCAGACCCTGGACATCGTCGACAGCATGGCTGGGAGCGGCGCGTTCGGGTGCATCGTGGTCGACTCGGTCGCGGCGCTCACGCCGCTCGCCGAGCTCGAGCTCGATTTGGAGGACAGCGCGCAGCCCGGCGGGCACGCACGCCTGATGTCGCGCGCGCTCCGCAAGCTCGCCGCGGTCGTCGCCGCGAATGACGTCCTGCTGGTGTTCATCAACCAGACGCGGATGAAGATCGGCGTCCGGTTCGGCAACCCGAAGACCACGACCGGAGGGAACGCGCTCAAGTTCTACTCGTCCATCCGCATCGAGATGGTTAACGTGAAGACCAAGAAGAAGGGCGACCGGGTAATTTATCGGCGCACCAGGATCCGGACGGTGAAGAACAAGGTGGCGTCCCCGTTCCGCGACGTGTACGCGGACATCGCTCCTGGGAAGGGTATCGTCACCGTGCACGGGGAACCAAAGTTCGAGGACGACGGCGACGATTCAAAGGACGACTGAAACCAACGGAGGACACTATGGGCATTAGACACTTGATCGTGACTGACAGCGACATCATCGAATCGATCGGATTCGTGTTGCATCCACACAACCTCGTCGAGGGCGCGCTCGAGGTCGTGTTCAAGTCATCGCCTGACATGATCTACAAGTACAACGACGTCCGCTTGACGACGTTCGCTGAACTGATCTCCGCGGAGAGCATCGGGAAGGACTTCCACGAGAAGTTCAAGAGGACGAAGCACCCGTTCGTTAAGAGCGCGAAGCTGCCGACGCTCAAGAAATAGTTGACAACGTCACCGCTATCTGTAGACTGCTCGTGAGGACCAAGAGGAATGCGGTTAGCCATTTTTTCCGACCTGCACGTCCACGCGTGGGCGGAGCACTCGAGAGACGACGACGGCGCCCCGAGCCGGCTTCGCCACTGCGTGTCCGTGCTGCGACGCGTGCGCTGGCACTGCGTGGAGCAGGGCATCACCGAGGTGCTGTTCGGCGGGGACCTGTTCCACAAGCGCGGCGTCCTCTACACCCAGGCGTACAACCTGGTCGTCGAGGAGTTGGCGGAGTGGAAGCGCTGCGGCCTACGCCTCGGCGCCGGCGTCGGCAACCACGACCTCGCGGACCGCGCCGGCAAGGTGCATGCGCTTCAGGCGCTCGAGAGCGCTGGCCTGCTTCACACGGTCGGCGGCGACGGGTGGGCCAACTGGATCCACCACGCAGCTCAGGAAGATGAGAAGGACGTCGTGGTCACAGCGATCGCATATTGCCCTGGCGCCGAAGAGCTTCGCCGACGGACGGACGCGGCGCTGGAGGATCGGCTGACCAGCTTCGACATGCGGGACGGGTTCACGGTCGGCCTGTTCCATCACGGGTTCAAGGGTGCTCGCGTGGGGACGTCGCTCGAGTACATGGTCAAGGAGGAGGCGGACCCGAACGCGTACGCGAAGAGCTTTGACGTGATGTTCTGCGTCGACGAGGAGACCGAGGCGCTCACGCCCGACGGGTGGAAGCGTCACGGTGACCTTCGGAAGGGGTCCTTGATCGCGTGCGTAACGCCGGAGCAGGGGAAGTTCACCTGGCTCCCGATCCAGAGGATGAACCGCGGACCGTCTCCCGGGTCGATGTTGAGCTTCGGCGGTGGGAGGTCACACGTCGACCACGTCGTGACCGACAACCACATGATGTGGATCAGGAAGGACACAGGATCCTGGATGTCGGTGCGTGCGGACGAGGTCTTCGGCACGTCGATTCACCGACCATTTATAATCCAGACTGCGGCACCTCGCTTCGGTGGCACCTGGAGCTGGAGAGGTCCGACGTTGGCTGGCTCGGAGCTGGACGCTGCCGAGTTCGTCGGTTGGTACCTCGCCGAAGGAGCGATCTCGAAGGATTCGCGTCGAGGCAGGAAGCCATCAAACGTCGCGATCGCTAAGAGCATCAGCGCGTACCCGGACGAGTACGACAGGATTTGCGCGCTGGTCACACGTCTCGGTTTTAATCCGTCGCATCACAATCTGATGATCAGGGTGTGCTCCTCGAGCTTCGCGAAGTGGATGCTCACGGAGTTCGGGGACGGGTGCGTGAACAAACGGATCCCGGCGTGGGTCAAGAACTGGCCGAAGCAGCACCTTGACCGTCTTGTGCGGACAATGATCGAGGGCGACGGTCACGAG